CGCATTAGTATTTGTAGTATTTTGAGCCATTATAAGCCCTCCTTAAATTAAGATTGTTGTTTAACTTTCTCGCCTGCTGCTCTCCATGCATTAACTAAGTCACTAGTTTTAGCACCTTTCGGAACCCTTGCAGATAACTCTTGTGGAGGTTTATTCTGCGCTAAAGCTTCTGTATTTACAGAACTAGAAGTTTTGGATACATTAGTTTTAACATTAGGTTCTAAATCAGCTAACCTTAATACTAAGTTAGGAGATGTAGCTGCGAGCTCATTTAGTTTCTGTGGAGTAAGATTCAAATCTTTAGCTAAACTATTGTAAACAGTTTCTGCATTGGATCCATATTTCTCAGAAAACTTAGAAGCTACCTGAGAAGCATTTGCTTGAGCAGTTTTTTTCTGTTCATTTTGTTTAAGAGTTTGATTAACTAACTCCATAATATTATCTTGGTTCAATCCAACCTCCTGAGTGGTGTTCTCTACAGGTTGTACTCCAGACTTTATTTCATCAAGAAGTTCTTGTGTAGTTTTACGCTTAGATAGTTCCTCTTTCAATTGAGCCATCTCTTCCTCTAGGGTTTTGATATGCTGTTGAGCATGAGGTACAGATCTTAATGCTTCTTCTGCACTAGAATACTTCTTACCTTCACCTACCAGGTCTTGAGCTTCTGTCGGAATCTCAAATGGTTTAGTTTGGGTATCTTGTTGTTGAGCCTCTTGGGTAGTTGGTTCAACGGTTTCTTGTGTTACTTGTTCTTCTGCCATTACTTTTCTCCTTGGTCAGGAATAAGATTATATAATTTTGAGAAGGCTTTTTGAAAGCCTAGTTGATAAGCATGGTATTCAGACCATGATGGTTTATCAAACGTAGACTCATCTATTGCCTTTCTTTGTGATAAACTTATTTGTTCTTGACAATAAGTTCTTATTATCTTAAAGGCTTCAGCCTTTGATAAGGCTTTGCCTTTTTCATCTTTCAAATTCATATAAATATTATACCATAAATTTAACGAATTGTCAATCTATTCAGGCATACTTTCTTCTATGCCTTCTAAATCCTGATCTAATGATCGTTCTTCCATACTAGGTTGACCTGCTTGTGCTTGCAAATCTTGTTGAATCTGCATTCTAAGTTGCTCTTGTTCAGCGCCTTCAAAGAGTGCAGCATTGTCTTTAATAAAGTCAAACTTCTCAAAGCCCATATACTCTTCAACCATATTAGCAAGTTTCTTAGCAGAAATATGAGGAGCAATATATTGTCCTATAGGACTATTAAATACACCTAACATATTCTGCATTAACTGTGCTCTCGCAGCATAATGTCTAGCACCTACTGGTCTAATTTTACCACGAGCAGTTAAATCTTCTTTAGTTACTGATAAGAAATCAGCTACACCAAAATCATCATCCATAACTTTAGCAAGTTCTGGTAAATCTATATTACGTTTAGCTGATTCTAACATACCATTTAAAACAGGTTCTAGGAACTCAGTTTCAAATTGATTAATTTTATTCTGGAAAATACGTGAAGCTGCATTTTGTAATTGCTGTACTTCAAATGCTGTCTTCTCACCAGGAGTTCGGAAGCCCATAGCTTCTTTAGGAGCTCCTGCCATTTCTTCCATAATATTTAATATAGCTGCAATCTCATTATTAACTTGGAAAGCAGCAGCATTAGGAGCCATAGCTTGAACATCACCATCTTCAGGAATATGAATTGTTTCTTCAGGACCCCATGTAAATGGTTCTACGTCTCCTACAATTTTAAGTGGGGGATGTATAGTAAGATCTAAAGCATCAGCTTTAAGATTTTCTAAGTGATCAATACGATATTGTAAGCCTACTAAATTATCTAGTGGACCCATAGCATATAAGTTATCAGGACGTTTTCTCCATCCTACATGGAACTTACTATCTCTTCCTAATAAAGAAGGATTATCCATTGTTCTTAGAATATAACTTCTATCTAATATAGTTATGATTTGATTCTTATAAAGTTTCTTTTCAATTCTATCATAGTAATCACCTTCAAACTCTAGTATTTCTACATAACCAGATTGATAATATTCTTGTAAAGAACCAAAACCATCTACAATAAATGCTTCTGATTTATTAATATCTTCAACTTTAAATTGTGATAAACTATTTCTAATTTCTAAAGCTTTATCTAAAGCTTCTTTATCATATTGAAGTTCAGGTCTATCTTCTACTTCTGCCATAAGTTCACCAATAGATTTAACATATCTAGTAAACTTAGGTGACTCTCTAAATGATGGTGCTGTAGGATTAAATACAATATCAAATGGAGATATACGTACTAACTTAGGACCATTGTAAACTGTAGTAGGATTGTTATCTTGACTACCTTTTTCTACTTCATTAACATATTGTATTTCTGCAAAACAGTTACCATAGTCAATATAATCTGCAACCAATTGAGCTATTGTTTCTTTAAAACCTGATTCTTTAGTTTTAGTTTTAAGATAAGACTCAATAGCTTTACGTTTATTTACAAATGTATCTTCTAAAGTGGCTCCCTCCCACTTCATCCAATCGTCATTAGGAAATAAAGCATCCATATAATTAGCATGTAAGTTATCTCTAATCTGTGTGAGTTTAGGTAGAGTTGTTTTATTTTTCCAAGGAAGAGTTGAATTAGTAGTTGTGCTGGTATCTGTAGCAAATAAATAGTTACGTAACTCTCTCCACTCTGCTTCTTTATTTTGTCTTTGTATCCACCATTGATTATACAATGCTGCAAGGTTTCTTGCCATTGTATCTGGATTAATTGCTTTTTCAAATTGTGCTACTTTACCTGCCATATATATTCCTTAGTAAGATACTCCCCCAAAACGAGAGTGTGTTAAAACATTAGAAGACATCATGCTTACTCCATTAGATCTTTGTCTAGGTATAATAGAGATAGCTACAGCGTTTGCTAAGGCATCTTTAACGTCATCATGAGGTGGATGTACTTGTGATAGTTCTTCTTCTAATACTTGACAATTACCACCTTTATAATGCCATATTTGTTGATTATGATATTTAGGTTCTAGTGTAGCGTTAATACGTTGACGCTTATCACCTTGATACCTAGTTGGTCTATATTCATCTATAACTAATGGAATACCATTTGGTTTAAGATAACTATCTTTTAATTCTTTTACAATTGTTTGTTGAGCTACTGTAGTCTCAGCTCGTAATTTTCTAAATCCCCACTTTTCCCAAGACCTTAATATGTGATCGTAGTAATCTACAATACGATCTGTTTTAAATCTATCAATATCTAATACATAGTAATTACTTTGATGATCTACACCTACAACTACTAATGCTGTACTGTCAGCTTGTTTACGTAGTGAGAAAGCAAAGTCAATAGCTGCAAATACATTTAACTTACGATCTCTTATATACCAATCACCTTCTTTATTTTGTAATACAGCTCTATCATAGTATTGAAAATCATCAGAAGATATATTAGCTGCCTCTGAGTTATTAGGATCATTGTAATACTGAGCATAGAATTGTGTAATGTCTACATACTTAGCTTTAATTCTAGCTAACTCTTTTGCATCAAATCCAAAAGCTTTACCATCACTACGTTTTTGTTTAGTCCAAAGGAACTCACCATCTGTTTCTACTACTTTTTGAAATAACTCATAAACATTTTCTTCAGATTCCAAATCTCCTTCATCATTAAAGATTTGTTCTTTCATGTTTACCATAGTATCATAAATATCTCTAGGATGATAACGAGTGCCAACAACCCACTCAAGAGCACCAGGATTTTCAATGGAAGCCAGTTGAGAGTATGCTGCTGCAACTTTACTTCGTCCTTCTTCATTATAAGCATTACCCGGTACAACAATATCATCAAGCACCACAACATCAGCATGGAAGCCAGTAGTATTACTGGTAAGCCCAACTGCTTTAACGCTAGCATCTCTAACTCCCTCTAATTTACGTTTAGGATGATCAACTGCTATCTCAGCTACAGCCCACTTCTCTCGTTTACCTTCTTCTTCATTAATCATATCCTTCCAATATCTACGATATATTGGACTATCTATAATATTTTTAATAGCATATAATTGTTTCTCTGCTAAGTCAGCAGTAGCTGATACATATAATATTGTAGTCTCAGGATGTTTAGTTAACCACCAAGCAGTCCTATAAGCTATAAGCTTTGACTTCATATGACCACGAGGTAATAAAACTAATTGATTCTCTTTAGCATCTTGTCGTTGCCACCATGAAATAAGTTCTTCATGGATAGCACCGAGCATTAAGTGAGGTGCAACTAGTCGTATAAAAGTCAACAGATCATTTTCTGCTGCTTCTCTGATTTGGTCAATCTGACTCATTTATTTTATCTTTCTGTATTTAGCCGTTTTCTTTTTAATACTTTTAGGTTGTGATACAAACTGTTTACCTTTACGATTACCAGCAGCTT